CCTTAAATTTAAATGAGCAGTTTGGGGACGTACTCAGGTCCATCCTTCGGGTAGCGACCCGAATAGTCTGCGACTCCCCAGTGACGGGGTGCAGATCTTTATTATACTATTTATTTGATCTTGATGATCTTTGGCTTCTTCTCTTCTGGCAAAATGCGTACAATATCAATCTTAAGCATTCCGTCCTTTAGTTCCGCTGCCTTTACTTCCATATATTCACCAAGAGCCCACTCACGAGTAAATTTACGGGCAGCAATTCCACGATGGATAAACTTTGAATCTTTATCTTCCGTGCTTAATTCTCCCTTTACAATGAGCTTGCCGTCTGCTGTTGATAAATCAATATCTGTTTTAGCAAATCCAGCAACTGCTAGTTCGACAACAAAGTTGTCTTCGTCTACCTTGATTACGTTATATGGTGGATAGTTAGTTGCACTTGATACTGTTTGAGCATGGCTCCACGTATCTAAAGCTCTATCGAATCCAATAAAAAAAGGATCCTTGAAAAGATCCCATGTGTATGTTGTTACCATTTTATTCCTCCTTCAAGCGAATAAGTTAATTTGTATAGGCCCCTTACGGCGACCTAGTATAATTATATCATATTTCAGTCGTTCGGAATATCCCTGTTGATATCCATTTCAATTAATCCCTTTTCTCTAGCAATCTTTTGTCCCTCTGGACTAATGTGAAGGATGGCTTCCAGGTTCTCATCATATTCCACCTCTACTAGACCCTGCTCATATAATTCTATTAAAGACCTATCTACATACTCTGTATGAGATTGCCATAATTCTGGAGCTAAAGTTTCAGCATCTTCGCTAATTGAATAAATCATTTCTCCGTTTTCATCCATGCCTTCTAAACTAACGGCACCTATTTCTAGATAATAGGCCAATTTATCTGCGTCTTGCTGATCTTCTTCTTCTGACATATTGCCTCCTATGTGCAACAAGTAGGACTTGAACCTACGATTACCGAATTATGAGTTCGGGGCTTTAACCAACTAAGCTATTGTTGCCTAGTTTTATTATAACGTTCCGTCTTCATTTTTGTCAATAGTGGATTCCACTACTTGCTGAACATAATCAGAAAAGTGTTTTCTTATACTTCCAGTAGGCCTATTGCCAATAGATTTCCAAATTCTTTTATACTCTATAACATTGGCAAAGCTTGTTGGGCAAAGGATTACTCCTTGATATTCTTTTAATGTAGTCGGCAGAGGCACGTGTTTTCCACAACACTTGCATTCCTTAGCCTGATCTTGATATACGCTCATATTATTTCCATTCCTTCTAGTGCATTTGATAAGTTTTGAGGCATTCTCGGTGCTCTTATCATGTTTGTAACAATTGTGTCTTCTTCTTCTCTATCCCACTTTAAAGAACTGTAGGTATGAATATCTATCTCTTCGTTATTAGTAGGCCTGCTCATCTTAATAGCATTGTATACAGATCCACATACTGCGTCCGCCAAGTCTTTTGATCCCTTTCTAGGGTGGTCTACTCTGTCTCGCATAATCTTTAATTGCAAAAGCTCATCAACCAGTAATTGAATTCTTGGACCAGTCAGCCTATCTTCTGCAACCACCATTGCCATATCGTCATAATGCTTCTTAGCAACCGACAAAGTTTGAGTATCAATCCCGTATTGTTTTAGCTGCTGCATCATATCGTGAGAGTTCCATCTGTCAAACGTACACACACGTATCTTAAATCCTTTAGTTCTTAATGATAATATATAATCTTTTACTTCTGTAAAGTCTACCGACTTGTCTTTTGTCGGAGTCCAGAATCTTACTACGTCAACTTCAACAATTGGTGCAGGCTGAGAATAGGTGTCGGTTACTTTTACGTTTACCCATTTTTGAACATGTGCCATTGATACGGCACAATGATCGTGCTTCTGCGCTAAGTCTACGTGTATAAAATATTCTTTATCTGGATCTGGAGCAAACCAGTCTTCAAATCTTCCAAAGTTATCTACAGCTAAAGCCATTTTGCTAAATGCGTTTTCAATCTTTTCCCTTGACTTAAAGAATGCATCAATTGCTTCTGATGGCATGCAAGCAAATCTTCCTAGGGCGTCTGGAGCGTTCTTGTAAAATGCTACTTTAAAATCGTCAATCTTTCTTGTTGGGTTAATATCCCATGTCGGTCTACGCAAGGCATACATTCTTGGATACTTGTACGATAGGATATGGTCTTCTTCCCAATCTATATCAAACTCATTACCCTCTGTTCCGTCTGGAAGCAGGTCGTCTAATTTAAAATGATGGGTTCTAATTACAGTTTCTTTTTCTGCAACTACGTCATCGTACCTCTGTTGAATGTAATCATTCTTGTATCTTGGGAATGAAAGAAGAATTACCTTGCCATAATCTGGGAAACGAGAGTCTACTGAAGCCCTGTACATTTCATAAATTAAACTTCCTGTTTTAGCTTGCTCATGACCAGTTGTATTCTCTACGCTAAAGCCAGATATTTCGTCTAGAATAACTACTATTACGTTGTATCCTTCCCAAGCCTCTCGTTCTGAGTGACCTGAGTGTACTGTAATGTTTTTATTAAACTTTATTTCTGAAGCCTTTTCGGTATATCTGCCAACAAACCAAGGGCACTTATCTACTCTAGTTCTGAATCCTTTAAAGAAAACATTGTTTGCCTGCTGTGCGTTAATAGCAATATTGATAATATCAATTGAGTCACCTGGGGGCTTGCCATAATAATTTGCTGGATCCTTCAAGCACAATAGTAAATATACTATATAGGCTACTGATATTGTAGAGCAGTAATCTTTGCCAGAACCTTTGCCTAATTGAGCAACCACTTCATTAGCAGTTTGCTTAAACATTCTTGAGCCCTCTTCTTCACCAAATAACTTGATAAGTGTGGACTCTTTATACACCTGAGAACTTTTTTCAATTAAAGTATACTGATACTCTGATAGTTCTGGAAGACCTAAGTAGTCTGGGCTTGTAACAAATGTTCTTAAATCTACTGGACGTTCATCAAACTCTTCGCCATCTAGTATGTCAATTAGATCATCAAAATTAAGATCCACTTACGACCTCCGCATCAAGTATGACAGGCTCAACTATTCCAGTTATTTGAGAAAGGCGTTTTGCAACCTCCATTTTACACTTAGGGCAGGTAGCCGTAACTTCTTTTAATATTTTTACAAGTATGTCTTGCTTTCTTTCAGTGTCTGCAATCTGTGTTGCTAGCTCCGCATTGTCAAGTAATCCAACCTCTTGTAGCATGCCAATTCTTTTTCCTTCAATATCCGCAATTAGCTTTAGAGCGGTTGCTTTAACATTTAATTGTCCCTGAGTATCAGCATCTTCTACGGTCTTCCACGCTTCTTTAATAAGCATTGCGTAGTGACGGTCTGCTCCAGATATAGCCTCTTTAGCCCTGTCACGGGCCGCTGTGTCGTTGTGAGCAACGGTCTTCCACTCATCTACTAACTCAACTACTTCGGCTCTCTTAAAGCCTGTGATGGCGGCAATCTGGGTGGGGTTGTTACCTTTAAGCAATTCTGAAACCACAGTATTCATGCGGTCAAAATGGTGGGTTAATTCTATATCAGACATATATTAGAGTATACTCCTAGTCGACTAAAAAATCAACCTAGTTTCGCTATTTTATATAGCATTAAATATCCAATTAAATCATCAATATCATTATCTCCAGCGTATCCTTGGTTATTCTTAACTCTATTTAGTTTATCATCAATACGAACCTTTAATTGTTCTGTTGAATCCGCCGTTGAAAATATTCTTGCAGGTTCAAGGGCTGAGTTTCCATATGAGATATTCTTTTCAATTAGCATGTGTGCAATTTCATGGCATGCTGACCAAATCTTATTACCAGCTGGTGCACCCACTGATTTTAAATATAGATCACTACAGTTAAAATTTGACACATCTTCAAACACTGGTCGTAATTTCATTCCATCTCCTTGTATAATTGTTTAAGTCCTCTTAGCGTTCCAATATCCATATACTGTCCGCCTGGTCTTACCGCCTTAATATTAGAACCCATAGATATCCATTCCTTTAATTGTTTTCCTGGATGATCTAGTGCTGTATCTATGTATCTTATCATATTCTTTCGAAATAGCATAGTGCCCCACATATCTGGGTAATCACAATTATCTACTTTATCTTCTGAATCAATTACTTTATCGTGTGATACTAAAACTTGACCAACACGTCCCTTTAATGCTTCTCCGCATTCCCAAATTCCTAGAACAAGGTCGGCAGTATTATCTTTAAATAAAGGCTTGTATATATTTCCAGGTGCGTTTAATATATATGTATCTGGCATTCCAATTAATACAGTGTCGTTATACTCGCCCACCATAAACTTTACTGCATCTGACATTGTTGAGGGCTCACGAACAATTAGTTTAATATTCATATCCATATTTTGAATAATTGGAACCCACTCAGCTCTTGTAGAAACCCTAACTTCATCACACACTTCAAGCATTTGCTCTACGTGCCATTGCAAAAGAGATCTCTCATCTGATATAGGTAAACAAAATTTAGGGATGCCACCAATTCTAGAAGCTTTTCCAGATGCTGGCAATACTCCTACAACACTCATTCTTTTTCCCATTCATGAGGATTAAATCCATTAGGGTAGGATTCATTAACAATAGGATCTTTTTTCCAAGCAATCCATCCCTCTTCCCTATCGTCTCCCCAATACAGATGAACTACATCTTTATCTAATAGCCTTCTGGCTTCTTCTCCATAAAGAATTTTTACTTTATTTTCTTTTAGAAAATCCATTTCCATAAGTTCTGGGGCCCACTCATTTATGTGTTTTTGATAAGGCTCAACTCCTAATTTTTTATACAATGCATCTGTAAACATTTGAACATCAGTATAGTAATGAACCATATGATTATGCTCAATAATTCCTTCAGAACATCTTTCAACACAAAGATCTATAGCCGCTTTTAGTAGCGGATGCCCAGCTTTAGCGGCAATTGTTTGAGTTGCTAGCCATGGGGTATCTTTTTCAATATCTAAAATCATATCGTATTCAGGGTTTAACCAAGTATCTACTGGAGTCTTGCAGTGTGTATCCATATCTGTATATATACCACCGTGAATATAAAGAATAGCAAATCTCCACAAGCCAGCTTTCATTACTCCTAAAGGCAAGTTTACATACGTCTCATATGTTTTTAAGTCGAAGTGCTCCTTAAAGAAGTTCTCTCTATCTTGCCCACTCATGTATCCATAAGCCCATTCTGGATTTTGATGAGTCCATGTTCCTACGCTTTCTTTAGCGTAAATTGGCAATTCATCAAAACTTGTTTCGTAAGTCTGCCAGATCTTTTTTTCTATACTCATATTATCTCCTTTTAATTAACTGAAACTTTTCTAAGTACCTCTGTATAGTCATAGCAGAAACTTTGCATTCATCAGCAATTTCAGTTACTGTTTTCTTTTGTACTACGTACCTTCTGTACATCCATGTTTGGCTCTGATATAGCTTCATCGTTCCGTCAACACCTTATTGGCATAATGAGCAATTCCAAATGAATCTGCTACGTCAAAATCATCTAACTTAATACCGTACTTACTATTAAAATAATCTACTGTTCTTTGTTTACGCATATTGCGTAGTTGAGTTTTATACCAAGAGTCTGCGTATCCTGGATTCTTTGCTCTTATGCCTGCCTTTTCATCCTTTGTTGGATTCTTATTTCCTATATATGCCTGCCAAGAACTGGGGGCTATAGTAATTACGCTGGATCCAGTTGCCATTAGTTCAGCAATAACTACCCCATAAACATAAGATAGTTTTATTACAGCATCAGGAGATCTAACAAGTATCGCTCCCTCTACTGCAATGTAATCGCTTTTTAATTCATCA